TGTCCGGCAAGGGCTGCGCCAGGGCGCTGGCCGGTGTAGTGCGGGTCCTGAGCTTCGCCGTGCGCAGCAAGGACAAGGGCGGCAAGGGTTACGCCGAGCACTCCTGGCGAGAGGTGCCCAACGCCAAGGAGCGATACCAGGCCGCGCTGTACCGCCACCTGAACAAGCTGGAGCTGGGCGAGAGTCACGACGATGAGTCCGGCGAGAGTCACTGGTACCACGTTGCCACGAACGCCCTGTTCCTGGCTGAGCTGCACAACGCGGAGGAGAAGCAATGAAAGCTCGCAACGAGTATTACCGCGCCCTGAGCAACGAGATGGCCGCCTGCATCGACACCGGTAACCAGGGCCAAGCAGAGCACTGCATCGCCCTGGCCGAGTCCTACCTGGATGACGGCAAGATCAATGTGCAGCACCGGGCTGACATCCAGGCTGACTTCGACAAAGCCTTCCCCGACGCATAAGGAGCAGATGTGGATCACATTGCCGAGCAAGTAGCAGCAGAAGAAGCCGCCCAAGAGGTGGCCGAAGCCCAGGCCCTGCGGGATTTGCAGGAGCACCTGCGGTCCGGTAACATCGACAAACTCCCCAAGGCCAAGCTACTGATCGGCAACATGTTCCCCGCTGTGCACGACTACATCCAGCGCGAGCAGAACAAGCGTGGCTCGGGGCCGCATGCGGCATTGCGCGGATGGCTGCGGGCAGTCCCGCCTGACGTAGCGGCAGTAATTGCCATGCGTTGCACAATGCGGCTGGTGCTCAATGCGGGGTTCCGCAGCCTGGATACCAAGTTCGGCGCAACGTTGCAGCGAATCGCAGTGGCCATCGCCAGGGAATGGGTGCAGGAGGCCAAGATCCGCCAGGCGGCTGAGGTCAACCCAGCCTACTACGATGCAGCGCTCAAGGGCCTGGAGCGGGCCAACGTGAGCAGCCGCAAGCACATCAGCATGACGATGAACCGGATCATCCGTAATGCCCTAGAAGGGGTCTACGACAACGATTTGAGCGAGTCAGAGTTGCTGCACCTAGGCAAGCACGGGCTACAGGCCTGCCTAGATGCAGGGCTGGTGGTCGTGCGGCGTACTACCTCCTCACAGGGCAACGTGGTGATCTATGAGCTGCCGCCCGAGATCCAAGCTTTCCTCGGCAACGAGGCCGATGCTATGCGGATGGCCCCGGTGAACCGAGCGCCGATGCTGGCCCCGCCCCTGGAGTGGAAGGCGCTAGTTGGCGGCGGTTTCCTGACGGAGCGCAACCAGGTACACAACCCGCTGGTAGACTGGCGGCGGCGACTGCGCAAGGGGCGTGCTAAAGCCTTCCACGAAGCCGCTAGCGCACAGCAGATGCCACAGGTGTACCAATACGTCAACTACGTCCAAAGCATCCCGTTTGAGGTACATGGCGGCGTCCTAGGGCATATCCTGCGGATCTGGGGTAACGGCGGTGGAGCCATGGGCCTGCCCAAGACAGCCACGCCACCTAAGCCTGAGTTCCCCTTCCCGGAGAGCTGGTCCAAGGTCGGCGCGTCCCCAGAGGATCTGGAGACGTTCCAGCGCTGGAAGCACGTTACCACCCGGTGGCATGAGGCGTGCCGCAAGCACCGTAGCGTGCTCTGGGAGGTGTCCTCATTCATCAAGCATACCAGGGAGAGGCCAGGACGCCCTATCTATTACCCAGTGTTTCTAGACAGCCGTAGTCGGCTGTATTACCGCTGCGCCCCAAGCCCGCAGGGGTCGGACATGGCCAAGGCGGCCTTGCAGTTCCATCGCAAGAAGCCCTTGGGCAAGCGGGGTGTGTTCTGGTTGAAGGTCCACATTGCGAACTGCTTCGGTCACGACACTGGGAAGTTCGAGGAGCGTGCAGCCTGGACGGATAGCGTCTGGGACCGTCTGGCAGCCTCGCTGGAGCGCCCAGAAGACTCCGGGGTGTACGAGGATGCCGACAGCCCGATGTGTGCTCTCGCGGGCGCTATGGAGCTTGCAGCGGCGTATGCTAGTGGCAACCCCGAGACATACTGCACCGGACTCCCGATCCATATGGACGCGACCTGTTCTGGGTTGCAGCACTTCTCGGCGATGCTCCGGGACGAAGTGGGTGGGCAGTACGTGAATCTGATCCCAGGTGGACTGTGCAAGGCGGACATCTACCGCAGGGTAGCCGACCTAGCAGGTCTGGAGGTGGCCAGGAGGGCCGCTAAGGGCGATGAGCTGGCCCAGGAATGGGTAGCCCTAGGGGTGGCGCGAAAGCTCGCCAAAGGCCCTACCATGACCTACGTGTACGGCGCAACCCTCATGTCCATCAAGGACGGTGTAGTGGACTGGCTGATCGAAGAGGGTTGGTCCAAGGAGGGGCTGTCACTGAACCGCATGGGAACCTTCATGGCGAAGATCCTACTGCGGGCGGTGGAGACCACGGTGCCTGCGGCGGCGGCGGTTATGCGCTGGCTCAAGGCACGCTTGAACGACGTACCACGCGATCTCCCGGTCGAGTGGTGCACACCCCTAGGGTTCCCCGTCATCCATGATTACCGCGACGAGGAGCGCACCCGGGTGCGTCTCCGGGCCTGCGACATGGAGTACGTGGTGATGTACAAGAAGCTGGACAGCATGAAGCTACCGGCTTCGAAGAACGCCATCAGCCCGAACTTCGTACATAGCCTCGACGGTACCCACCTCGGCATGACGGCCCTGCGTATGCAGGCCGGGGGCCGCGATATGGTGTGTATCCATGACAGCTTTGGTACCCACCCTAGTGACGTAGACGCGATGCACAGCGACATCCGAGAGGCCTTCATCAGGCTGTATGAGCGTGACGTATTGAACGACTGGGCAAACCAGCTGGACCTTAATGTCACATACAATAGCTCAGGAAACCTCGATCTCAACGGTATCCGTGACAGCGAGTTCTTCTTCTGCTAGGCGGTTGAGGAACTGTCACATAACATAGAGAGAAGCGATGAGAGAAGCGAAGAACGAAGTGAAGTTCTCTCGTGCCCAAGTGGAGCGAGCACACCAGGTATGGGGTAATAGTAAGAAACCAGTAATCCCTGGTATGACAGAGCAAGAAGTATTCTACAATGCGGGTATAGTAGCTATACTCACATGGTTGGAAGAGAACGAGGGTAGTATAGTACCTATGAGACCTAGAGATGTTATGTAGTAGGGTTCGTAGAGAAGGTGACCCTTGTATGGGAGAATGGATACTCCCCACCGTCCTGGATGAAGTAGATGAGCTGACGTGGCAGGAGGATAAGCCTACCGCCATGCAGCGCATGCTGGATAGCGCTATTGAACAGGATAGGATAGAACTGGCGGTGTTTGATAACAGCCACATCGTAGGCTTCTGCTGTTTGGCAGAGGACCTAGATATCCACGTAGGAAGGTGCCTCACGGTAATGTGGGACTACGTTGTACCGTCGCATCGAGGCGGTACTGTAGGACAGCGTATGCTGCGAGCCGCCATGCAGATTGCAAGACAGCATGGTTTCGCCGTGCTGTGCTACACGCACCGGACAGCGCCTGGCGTCTACCAGGTGAGGTACATTCGTCTGGAGAAGTGATATGGGCAAGAGTGTTAAAAAGATTGTGAAGACCGCCACCAAGGTGGCAACCCTCGGGGCCATTGATGGTAGCCGGGGAGGTTGGCTTGGTGGCACCAAGGGACTGGTAAGTCTAGGTACCCTGGGGGCGTCAGACGCCGTAGGTGGTCTGGTGAACCCTAAGATCCCAACCACGGATATGTCGGGACTGGAGAGGGCGTTGCAGGCTCAGGCCATGAATGCGAACGTTGACCTCAGCCTGAACAACGTGGCGGACATCCAAGCGGGCGGTACCGCCGAGGCACAGAATAGCACCCGTCGTCGGCGCAGTGCTACTAGCGGCGGTGTAGCCTCGTCCCTCGGGGTGCGTGTATGAGCAAACCTACTGCGTCGACTCTGTGGACGAAGTATCGGGATACCAGTGTCATCGAGAAGTGTCGGCAGTATGCGCAGTACACTCTACCGGGCCTGTTCATCGACCCACTGGTCAAGCAGCAGACTGTCCAGCACGACTTTCAATCGGTGGGTGGCTTACTGCTGAATCATCTCGGTGCCAAGGTAACCCGTGCACTATTCCCGCCAGGGGTTCCGTTCTTCAAGAACGTGGCCAGTGAGGATCTCAAGAAGACCGCGACCGAGAAGGGTGTCTCCGAGGGCGAGCTGGACAACAAACTCAACCAGGTGGACAACCAAGCCGCCGAACGGTTGTTCATGAACTCCAGCACGGCCCAGCTGACCAACATCATCAAGCTCCTGGCGATGACTGGGAACATGCTGATGTACCGCGACAAGGACACAGCGGCCATCCGGTTCTGGACCATCCACAGCTACTCCGTCCGGCGCGTCAGCAATGGTGAGTGGCGCTGTGTGGTGCTCAAGGAACAGTTCCAGCTGGACGAGTTGCCCGAGAGTATCCGCAACGACTACCTGGCCAAGAAGCCCGGGCAGAAGGACCGGCTGCACTCCCAGATTGATTTGTACACCAAGATCGAGCGGCAGATGGGTTCCGTCAACCCGCGCATCGTGGTGACCACTGAGATCGATGGTGTGCGTTGTGGTCCCGAGTCCAGCTACCCGGCGCACCTGTGCCCATGGGTGGTGGCGACCTGGAACCTATCCCCTGGTGAGCACTATGGCCGGGGCATGGTGGAGGATTACACCGGCGACTTCGCCAAGCTGAGCCTGCTATCCGAGCAGTTGGGCCTGTACGAGCTGGAGGCATTGTCCCTACTGAATCTGGTGGACGAGGCCGCTGGCGGTGTCGTCGATGAGTACCAGGAAGCCGACACGGGTGACTTCGTGCGGGGCAAGACCGGTGGCATCACCTCCTATGAGCGCGGCGACTACGCCAAGATCAACGCGGTTAATGGGGGCCTACAACAGGTCATCCAACGCCTGAGTATGGCGTTCCTCTACTCCGGGAACACCCGCGATGCTGAGCGGGTTACCGCCGAGGAGATCCGGCAGACGGCCAACGAGGCCGAGCAGATGTTGGGCGGAGTGTACTCACTGCTGGCTGAGCAGCTCCAGTTGCCGCTGGCCTACTTGGTGACGGCGGAGGTGTCCGATACGGTCATGGCTGGACTGGTCACACGGTCCTACAAGCCACAGATCCTGACGGGCATCCCGGCGCTTACCCAGGCCGTACTGGTCCAGAACCTCCTGGAGTTCAGCCAGACCGCCGCCGTGGTGGTCCCGGCTCTCATGCAGCTCGACGACCGGGTTGACCGATACAAGCTGCTGGACGTGCTGTACAGCTCCAAGAACATCGACACGTCAACGATCTTCAAGACCGCTACACAGATGGCCGAGGACGCCAAGCTCAAAGCACAGGCCGCAGCGCAAGCACAGGCCGACACAAGCGTGCTGGGGCAAGCCCCGGCGATTCAACAAACCGTCTCTCAATTGGGGTGATAAATGACCGGTAACGTACAGACCCTCCCAGCTGGCCTGCAAGGCCGTATTGCAGCCGCCGCCCAGGCTCCGGCCCCTAGCGCCCCCGCAGCGGCCCCTGTGACCGCCCCTGCGCCTGTTGTGGCCCCAGTGGACCAAGATCCCGCCCAGCAGGTTGCCGCGC